TCCCTCGCAAGTTATAACTGTGTAATCATTGAAGAGGCTGATGAAATACCCGAAGAAGACTTCATGCAACTAGATGACTCACTGCGTACAGTTAAAGGAGACATAACAATCATTCTTCTTCTTAATCCCCCCGCCAAGAACCATTGGATTATTCAAAGGTGGATGAAGTTATTACCAAGTGAAGAGAATGGTTACTACGATTTTGAGTTAAAGAGTGACGTAACCGACACGAAACTTATTAAATCTAATTACAAGGACAACGAAACAAACATAGCCCCGGCAAGCATTGTTCAATACGAAGCGTACAAAAAGACTAAAGCCTATCATTATTGGAACATGGTCAGGGGATATGTTCCCGAAACGGTTATAGGAAAGATATTCAATAATTGGGCGATAATTGACAGTATTCCTCACGAGGCAAGGCTTGAAAGATATGGATTGGACTTTGGGTATTCAAATGATCCTACAGCTATCGTGGCTATTTATAGATATAACGGAGGATTCATTTTGGATGAAGTTGCCTACCAGAAGGAACTAAGCAATAAACAAATAGCAGACATTCTCAATAATCAACCCAAGGCTCTTGTAATTGCCGACAGCGCCGAACCCAAGAGTATCGACGAGATTGTGAGTTATGACTGTAATATTATTGGATCGCAAAAAGGACAAGGAAGCGTGTTACAGGGGATTCAATACGTTCAAGATCAAAGAATTTCTATAACCAAAAGGTCTATACACGGAATCAAAGAGTATGAGAATTATGCTTGGAAGATAGACAAGGACGGAAATGTTCTTAATGTTCCCGGGCCTGGTTGGGATCACTTTACTGACGCTGTGAGATATGGCTTAGAAAGTCTTAAACCAGTAGATGATACCGAATCTGTACCGGATGAAACCGGAGATATAGCTGGAATGTATGCAACGAATATATGACCTATCTCAAAGGAGGGGATTTCCTTTTAACAATTAGAAAATGGAACGTCAAACCACATTTAGATATAGAAAGCTATTTACAGAAGAGGGAGAATGGACTAGCAACCTTCAATCTCCGTCTTAACAAAGGAAATATCGTCGATTTAACCATAACAGAATATGTCAACCCTGCCGCCAGATACGGAATTATTAAGACAATCACTATTGCCAAACTTAGCATTCCACTCGATAGTGGAAATGGAGGTAGACGAGACGCAGTGGGGGTCGATAACGTTTAATGTAGAAGTTAAAGACGGTGTGGCACTACTTGAAACATTGAATATAGTCAGGAGTAAAAGAACCAAATACTAAGTAGTTGACAGTCTGTTTAGCACTATGATAAGGTCGGTGCTAAGCTAATACCCGCTTCGTGCGGGAGATAAAGCAGGTCGAGAGACCTGTTTTTTTATTGTAAAAATGTCTGACCTGTCCGATCAAATCAAAGAAAGAAGACAATCTGCTGAAGACTGGCTAAAACCCGTTAAATGGCCTCTATGGGACAAGGTAGAACAACTCTTTCATAATCAATTAAACGACCTAGCATCTTCTAAGACCAAGTCCCAAGTATTCGATCCCAAACTAGGATCTCTCTTACTCGAACGTTCGTATCGTGTCATGGCCCAGCTTCAGACAGGTAAGGTTGTGGGTGTAAGTAAGAACGACATGGGGGATGCCAAGCTCAAGAACTTAATGCTTGAGAGGTATGTCATTCCCAATGCTAACGCACAATTTGATTTCTTGACCAAGATGCGCATGGTAGATCTCTATTCAGGACTCTATGGAAACATGTTTACCTTAACGGATTGGGATGTTAAACCCAATGGTTACATAGGCCCGGACGTATGGCTTCTTAATATCAGGGATGTCTTCCCCCAAGTAGGATCGGTCAGTCTAGAAGATAGTGATTATGTGATTGTGAGGTCATGGAGACCCCTTAGTTACTTCGAGAATCTTAAAAAGCAGGACGGGTTCAAGAATATAGACAAAATTGTAGCCAAACTTAAAGACAAAACAGGCAATAAGTCGGGCAGGGACTCCAAAGGACAACGTGAGGATAATCAATATCCCACAGAAAGTCCCGCCAAAGGTAAAGGTTATTACGAATGCCTGTCAATGTTTGAGAGGGACAGGTGGAGTGATATGTGTGTGGATGCGGATATGGAGTTCAGAGACACCAAAAACTCTCATGATAACGGAGAACTCCCTGTTGACTGTAAGTATTCCATTCCTTTATTAGACGACTTTATGGGAATGGGGGATGCTGAAAGGGGTGCTTCAATGCAAATGGCCCGTAATAGTGCATGGAACCTCTACTTTGATGCGGTCAAGATGTCAATTTATCCCCCGGTGCTCTTAAACAAAGACAACATAGCCTCCATGAGTTCAATTAGACGCTTGGCGGGGTCTAATTGGTTGGTAAGAAATCAATTACAGAACGCTGCAATGCCTTTAAACATCACACCACAAGGAATACAGACGTTTAATAATATCGATCAGGTTACAAACGCCTCAATTCTCAACTTATTCGGCACCACGGATACTGCGGTCAATGCAAATACCGACCCAGGCTTTGGTAAGACTCCCCAGGCTCTTCAAATGCAGGCAGCAAGAGAAAATACCCGTGATAACGCCGACAGATTCTACATGGAACAGTACCTAAGCAAAGTAATGAAGAAAATGGTCAACCTTCTCAACAAGAAACAGTCCGGGGAAGTTTCTGTAAGGATGTTTAAGCCCGAACTCGACAGGCTTTCAGCCGATTATCCCGACTTTGCCGAGATGTATGACGACAAGACAGGCAAGCTCCGTGTCAAGAAGGGTGCTAAGGCAATGATCTATGACTACGAGATAGTTCCCGGGTCTACCTACGCAATGGATCAACAGTCCCAACAGAAGAACCTGTCAATGTTCTTGGATCTATACATGAAATCTCAAACACCCCAGGGTAATTTACTCGTAAACGACCTCAAGACCAGTGGCTATAACTTAAACTTCGGAGAATTATTCAAAAGGATAGTCTCAAGTGCCGGTATTCAGGATTGGGACAAGATACTTCAAGAACAGACTCAGGAAGAAAAGGACAAAGCGGTTCTTAATAAAGACGCTCAGACCTTCAATAACGTCCTACAACAAATACAAGAAAATACACAACAGGTTCCGGCAAAACCCCAAGGTGGACAGCCACCCGCACAGGGCATGCCACAAGCACCGATAGGATAACAGAATGCCAAAAGGACAAGCACTAAGGCCGAACTTTCTTACAGAGAGTTTAGCCCCAATACAAAAGGTACAAAGTGAGTCTCCTGCAAGCGACGAGGAGAAGCATTTATTCGCTCTTTCAAAACATGCGGGGTGGAAAGTCTTGGATGAGTTTATGACTGACGAATTGAGGATTCTAGATGATGCCAACTCAACTGCGATAGCTTCAGGGATGAGTTTTGAACAGTTGGGTTACAACTCAGTCGTTATGGATCAGGTCAAAAAGATTATCGGACGCATCAGGACAAAAGTCCAAGATGCGGTTGAGTCAGTCGAAAAACCAGATGGAACCGAAAGATGAGAAAGAGACAGAAGTTATCGACTTTAGCCACCCGACATTCGTTTTTAAGCCGAATGAAATGCACGAGTGGAGACAGCAAGGGCCCTACTTACTTTGTAAGAGCTGTGACCTTTCTCATGCGGTTTATATCGGAATGGAAAAGATATTGGTCGGCCTTAACGAAAAAGGTCAACCGATTCTTAAAAAGAGGTAGGTTTTTATCTAGGTAGGATTGTCTAAACAACACCTTACCTAGCTACAAGCTTATCGCTTGGGACAGCATCGCACGATCCTAAATCGGTGTGTTAGAAGGAGGTGAGTATATTGAACGATAAAAATACGGCGTTAAACGAGGTCGAAGAACCTACGATTGATACTACGCCGGTATCTGAAGAGGTTCCTGAGGAAACTGTAGAAACACCCGTTGAATCGACGGAAGAGACGAAAGAAGAAACAGTTGAAACAGAGGAAGAGCCTAAAAAAGGAGCAGCACAGAGGATTCGAGAACTTGATGAGAAAGCCAAAACCGCAGTGGCGGAAGCCGATGCGGCAAAAGCTGAATCCAAGTCTCTGGCTGATAAACTCGCGGAACTTACCGGTTCAGTAGAACCAAGTGGTCAAGTACCACAATATGTACCGCAAGTAGAACCCGGTTCCGAAGTTAGTACCGAACAGTACCAACAAGACGTTCTGCGATCAGCAGACGCACTTGTAACTCTGAAGATAAAACAGAGTGAAGCTGTTAATAGGATTAACAACGAAGCGCAGGATGTTATCAGAAAGTATCCAGAACTCGATCCGAAGAGCGATTCCTTTAATAAGGAGCTATCCGACACGATTACTGAGGCTACCGACGCTTACGTAAGTAAGAGTCCGTACACAGCATCGGTTTCAAAGTTTGTTGAGAAATTGATGAAACCCTACAAGGGGTCAGTAGCGAAAGAAGTCGGTGAGGCAACTGAAACCATAGCGAAACAAGTTTCAGAGGCCGCTCTAAGACCTACATCTATACGCAAATCAGAGAAAGCCGCTAGCGAGAAATCGATTGCGGAGCTTGAACAAGAATTGGGAGTTGTTCAGAGCTAGTTTCCTTAGAAGGAGGTGAATATATATGGCAGCAACAGGAGCAGGAATTAGTGGACAAGGAGCTAACACAGGGCTGACAACGACACTTGCACCCGAAGTAATGACTTACTACGAGAAAGTGTTTTTGGATCGTGCCCAATATGAGTTAGTCCTTAAAGAAGGAGGCCAAGTTAGGTCTCACCCGGCAAATTCGGGTCAGACAGTTAATTTTACAAGATATAATCCTCTGACGATTGTTACTTCACCCTTGGGTGAAGCTTCAAATCCAGAGACTTGTAAGATCAACGCATCAACCGTAGCAATGACTTTGTCAGAATACGGTTTGATCACAACCCACTCAAAACTTTTAACGACTATCTCTATTGATAGCGCAATGAAAGAGAAGGTGGAACTAGTTGGTCAAAACATGGGTCAAACCCTTAACCGTTTAGTAGGTGCAGAACTTAGAAACGGGACTTCTTACTATGGTAACGGCCACACCGCAGACACATTTGCGGCTGGTGATACCTTGGATGCCTGTGATATTCGACAGATGGTCAAAAAGCTAGAGCTTAACAAAGCTATGGCGTATAAAGATGGCCTCTTTATCGGTAAAACAGATCCAATAAGTAAGTACAACTTAATTGCCGACACGACATGGGTAAATGCCCACACGTACAAGGATGGCGATAATTTGTATAAGGGAGAGATGGGAGAACTGTATCAAGTTCGATGGCTTTTGAACAAGGATTATATGTCAGGTATAGGATCAACCTATACTGACGAAGCGGCTTCATCGGCAGCTTCCACGGTCGTAAGGTTCTATACCTTCGTCCATGGTGATAATTCGTTCGGAGTTTTCAATTTGGCGCAGGATCAACCAAAACTCTATGTTCTTCCTAACGTAGTGGATTCAAATTCACCCGTTGGAAGAGTAACCTTCGTGTCTTGGGCTGGATCGTACGCAACTAAATTACTCAACAGTGATTGGGCAATTTGTGCGCGCTTTGCCTTAAGCTAAAGGTTTTTTCTTGGCCTTCCCGTATCCCTTACGGGAGGGTCAGGACTAATAATATGGATATTTCAAGACAACATGACATAAAAGTAGTTGAGCAGGGTTTGAAATCTGCTGATCCAACCGAAAGAAGGTTGGCACAGAATGCAGCAGACAATATTAAACGTGAGCAAGGAAATAGTTGGGAGAGAGACGCAAGGGAAAGACTTATCAAAGAGACTGTAAGAGGCAAACACGATAGCGCAGCAGGTATTAGAGACGATATGGTTAGGCACAGAGGAGGAAGAATGGGTAAGGGAAATAGAGGGGAAGTAATTAGTGCATGTATTCATTGGCCACCAGGCGTATACGAAAGGGTTTTTGGACATGACTGATACAACTTTCAGAACTAAAATAGAATCTACCCCGCAAGTGGAACCTCCTTCCGTTAGCAAAGAAGCCGTCCATTCAGATCAGAGCA